AAGCACCACCAGCTGCAGAAAAAAATGGTCCAGCAGCTGGCTTATACAAATTAGTACCAGTTAAGGTACCAACTATATTAGACGCTGGCGTAGAACGCGATACAGCTGCAGTAAATACACTCCTCCAATGAGTAGTGAACAAAGTACTATCCCATAAATGTTTAAGATAAGTACGACGTGACGTCTTCCTTGTTCTAAAACCAACAGCAGTCCCTCTTGTATTCAAACTTGTAAAATCAACAGACTTTTTAGGTCTATTAGCACGACGTTTGTAAGAACTCTTACGTTTCTTAAACCCTCCTCTACGAGGAGCGTAAACTCTCTTACGCTTGTAAGCCATCGCGTGAATGAAGTATTACCAATGAACGCATGGGGTATTTATAGGACCGCGTTCCGCGGTCCCCCGGGCAAGCTCACCTTCGGTTCGAACAAGATGCTTTCAGCATCTAGCGCAGTGAACCCCCGCTCCGCGGACCCTACGCGGCTGCAATCGCGCCTGATCGGCGCTCTAATTTCATAAAGGAATCTCTCTTTATTCATAACATTTCTTCAATTACAATTCTGCGTTCAAGCGCGGGAAGCTGGGGATTTATCTCATCCCCAAATTTAAAAATATCACGCGGATGAAAATTACTAGTTACAATGAAGGTGGTTGCGTGCAAGGCAACCATACCTCCTTTATTCTCCACTAAACACTTATAACGATCAAACCATCTTAGTAGATGATTAATATCGATCCCATTAGGACCAAAATCATCAATAATACAAGTCTCTTGACACATATAACCATTCCACCACTTTGTTCTTGGATCTTTGACATACGCCTCTGGAAGAGTCGCATGTGCTAGACGAGACTTGCCCACTCCGGGAGATCCCCAGATCCACCTGACTGAAATTGTTGGACGTTCAACGGGGGGTAGGATGGATAAGGCATTTCGGAGCATGTTAGATCCATGACGGATCCATGTGTGGGGCTCGGAATTGGCGAATTCAACCAGGCCTTGATCTCCTCGTCGCACGGCAGCCATGAACGATCTTGCTGCCTCATCTCGGTCCTTACCGAGTCTACCTTCATTGATTGAACCTCCTTCGATAAAGTTTCCACCTTTAGAGCAATACTCTCGATTCTGTCGAGCAGTACCTCTTGAGCTCTCAACATGGCACCTGTTTGAGAGCTTATCCCGAACATAAAGGAAAGTACGCCGCTTTCGAAGCGAGACGTATCCCTGGAGGTGAGGGGTACCGGAATCTCCGACTTCTCGCCCGATGATCCAATACTTGGCTTCTTCTTCGCACCAAGCTGAGATGCGGGGCACATCTTCCTCTTCGACATAATTGTTAAGCGTAAAGCAAAAATGAAAGAATTGGGGGTTGGAAGGCATTGAAATGAACACACACTTTATTGATACTTATAGACATTACAGAGGGGGCGCAGGGCAACGGGGGTAATACTATACCCCGTTGGCCTGCGCTAATTGTGCTTTGCACGTTACATACGTAAGCGATTACGTTTACTGACCATCACCACTAAAACTAACATTATACGCTGTCGTAATTATATAATTCGCAGCAACAGTTGTACCAACATTATTAACAAGCGAATAAATCAACGGAGCTTTTCCTTGTAGAATATATGTAGCCACATCAATCTTTTGCATCTTGAATCTTCCACGATACGTATACACGTTACCTCCTTCTAGAAGCACTTCACGAGTAGCCCAAACCTTACCTATCTGATCCGTAAAATCGGGCGTTGAACTTGGATCCCACTGAGTAAATGGATTACTAGCAGGCTCAAAACTAAAGTCCGGCGAATTTGTAGTTGTAAGCATAAACAATTTAATCTTCATATCAGTCGTAGAATTATTAAGTATACTATACTCATATATTCCACCTCTTAAAACAACATTTCCATTAAACTGAGGAATTGCAAGAGATATATCAACTGGCAAAGCACCACCAGCTGCAGAAAAAAATGGTCCAGCAGCTGGCTTATACAAATTAGTACCAGTTAAGGTACCAACTATATTAGACGCTGGCGTAGAACGCGATACAGCTGCAGTAAATACACTCC